TAGAAAATAGAAATTTTCTTGCACCTGTAGGATTTAAATTTTCTATGAGAAGAAGTCCTAAGGTTGCTTTTTTCTGTCAATCTGCAAATATTCCAGATTTAAGTCTTGGAGTCGCCATACAGCCAAACTTTTTAAGAGACATTCCAACACCCGGTGATAAGATTGATTTCGGTGATCTAAATCTAACTTTCCTGGTTGATGAAAATCTTGAAAACTTTATGGAGATCCAGAACTGGATGAGAGGTTTAGGATTCCCTGAGGAGAATCAAGAGTTTAGAGATCTTGAGGCAGAGGCTGATCACCAAGGAAGATATTCTAAAGACAAGAGAAATATTTTTTCAGATGGAACTCTACAAATTTTGAGCAGTAATTTGGTTCCAAAATTTAATGTAAATTTTAAAGACTTATTTCCATATTCATTGACAACTTTAACATTTGATGCTACAGATACGGATATCCAGTACTTTACAGCAGACGTAAGTTTCAAGTATACTAGTTACACATTGACTGACTTAGAGAACAAAAAATTATGAGCATTGATCTTGATTCAATTCAAGAGATGTGGGAAAAAGATTCAAAAATAGATCCAGACAATTTGCACACAGAATCTTTGAATATTGCATCTCTTCATGCAAAATATTTTGAATTATATAATACCATTTTTCTTTTAAGAAAGAAAGCAGAACAACAAAGAAAAAATATTCGCCACGAAAGATACGAGTACTTTAGTGGTAAGGCTGATCCTGACGTTTATATTGAAAAACCTTTTCCTAAAAAAATCAGAGATAAAGATACGATGACAAAGTATCTTGATGCAGACGAAAAACTTTCAAATGCAAATCTCAAAATTGATTACTATGATACGATGCTAGTCTATCTGGAAAGCATTTTGAAGGTGGTTCAAAACCGCACGTATCAGATTAAGAATGCAATTGAATTTATGAGATTCAACTCTGGACTAGGGTAAATAAATAATCGTAGATGAATATCTACGTTATGATTGACACGACTGCAAATGTTGTTATATCAAAATCGAACGAAGTATTTTTAAAAATCAACGCAGAGCCTCATATCGAGTATGAGTTGCGTGATCATTTTAAATTTGAAGTTCCCAACGCTAAATTCATGCCCCAGTATCGGGGCAGAAATTGGAATGGAGAAATTCATTTATATGATATGAGATCTAAACAGATCTATGTTGGACTATTAGATAAGATTATTTCTTTCTGTGAGAGGCACGATTACACTTACAGATTTGAAGACAATAAGTATTATGGAACTCCATATGAGGAGAATGATCATATCTCATATGCGGGTGTTAAAGATTATATGCAGGCTATATGTTCTCACTCACCAAGGAAGTATCAAATTGAGGGAGTACACGACGCTCTAAAGCACAATAGAAAACTATTGATATCACCCACTGCAAGCGGCAAATCTCTGATGATTTACTCTCTTGTAAGATATTACGTTGACAAAGGTCAAAAAATCTTGCTAGTTGTTCCAACGACATCTCTCGTAGAGCAGATGTATAAGGATTTTCTTGATTATGGTTGGGATGCTGAGTCATATTGTCACCGTATCTATTCTGGCAGAGAAAAGAGTAATGATGCTCCAGTAACAATTACAACTTGGCAGTCTGTCTACAAATTAGAAAGATCTTTTTTTGAAGAGTACAATGTTGTAATTGGTGATGAAGCTCACTTGTTTAAGAGTAAGTCACTTATATCTATAATGACAAAATTGCACCATGCAAAATATAGATTCGGATTTACTGGAACTCTTGATGGCACACAAACTCATAAGTGGGTATTAGAGGGCCTCTTTGGACCATCATACAAAGTTACTAAAACTGACGAATTAATGCGTCAAGGTCACTTGTCTCAATTAGATATTCAGTGTCTTGTTCTCAAACATCCTCCACAAAAATTTGAAACATACGAGGATGAAATACAATATCTCATTTCTCATGAACAGAGAAATAGATTTATCAAAAACTTATCACTTGATCTTAAAGGGAATACACTTGTTCTTTTCCAAAGAGTCGAAAGCCATGGAGCAATTCTTTATGAGGAGATAAATAAAAATAAGGGTGAGGACCGTAAAGTATTCTTTATACATGGTGGTGTTGATACTGAAGAACGAGAATTAGTAAGAGAAATAACAGAAAGAGAGAATAACGCAATCATTGTTGCCTCTTATGGAACTTTTTCTACTGGTATCAATATTAAAAACCTCCATAACGTTATCTTTGCATCCCCATCAAAATCAAGGGTTAGAAATTTGCAATCGATTGGACGAGTTCTTAGAAAAGGAAAACATAAAAGTAAGGCAATCCTGTATGACATCTCTGACGATTGTACTTATAAGTCAAGACGAAACTATACTTTAAATCACTTGATAGAAAGAATTAAAATTTATAATGAGGAAAATTTTAACTATGAAATAATCACTATCCAATTAAAAGTATGATAGAAGACGATTTTTACGCAACAATAAAACTTAAATCTGGAGAGGAGATCTATGCCAAAGTGGCAGCCTCTGAGGAAGACGATAGAACAATGCTTTTAATTTCTAATCCAATTACTATTGTTGAAGTAAAGACTAGAACAGGTTTAGCAGGTTATAAAGTAGAACCATGGTTGAAAACAACCAAAGAGGATTTGTTTGTTGTAAATTTAGATGATGTTTTAACTTTATCTGAATCATCCGATTTGGAAATGATATCAATATATCAACAATTCGTAAGAGACTCTGATAAAGCAAAGACTGGTCAACCAAAGATAACAAGGGAAATGGGATTTATATCCACCGTGAATGATGCTAAAGATATTTTGGAGAAGCTTTACAAAAAGAGCTAAGTAATCTTATCAACCCTGACAGAGTTATTGTAACGTTATTTCGATACCTTGTCAACTATGTGTGGAAGTGTTATAATATCTACATAATATTGATAATGTTTTTTTATGATACCCACTGGAACTATGGCAAAACGTAAACGGTCTGAGCACTACGTTAACAATAAGGAATTTCTAGCAGCTTTAACTCACTATCAAAGTGAAGTTGAAATTACCTTTATTAAGAAATACGGTAGAGAACCCACCAAAGAAGACAGGGGTAAGAGATGGGACACAAAACCACCTATTCCACGCTATATTGGTGAGTGTTTCTTGAAGATCGCAAATCATTTGTCCTTCAAGCCAAATTTTGTAAACTACATGTTTAAGGAGGACATGATCTCAGATGGAATCGAAAATTGCGTTCAGTACATTCATAATTTTAATCCTCAGAAATCCCAAAATCCTTTTGCTTACTTTACGCAGATCATTCATTATGCGTTTCTCCGCAGGATCCAAAGGGAAAAGCGTCAGTTAGAAATTAAAAATAAGATCCTTGAGAAGTCTGGTTACGATCAAGTATTTTATGACGACGGAGTTGACGGAATGAATTCTGCCGACTATAATAGCATCAAAGATGCTGTGCATTCTAAACTTCGTTATTGATGAAAGTTGCAATTATCACTGATCAACATTTTGGTTGTCGTAAAAACTCCAAACTGTTTCATGATTATTTCTTAAAATTTTATGAGGATGTCTTTTTTCCCTATCTTGAGGAAAATGGAATCACAACTGTCATCGACATGGGTGATACCTTTGATAGCCGTAAAGGAGTTGATTTCTCTGTGTTGGCATGGGCAAAGGATCATTACTTTGATCGTCTAAAAAATATGGGCGTTACAGTCCATACCATTGTTGGTAATCATACAGCATACTATAAAAATACAAACAAAATTAATGCTGTTGATCTTCTACTTCGTGAATACGAAAATGTTCAGGTCTATGACGCTGCAACCGAAGTTGAAATAGGAAACCTTCCGATACTGTTCATTCCCTGGATTAACAAAGACAATGAGGAAAGCACTTTCAGATTTATTCAAGCGTCAGATTGCATCTGCGCGATGGGGCACCTTGAGCTCAACGGATTTAGAGTTAATCGACAGATCGTCATGGATCATGGTCATGAGATCGAATTATATTCAAAGTTCTCCAAGGTCTACAGCGGTCACTATCACACTAGATCGGATAATGGACGGGTCTTCTACTTGGGAAACCCATACGAAATGTTCTGGACAGATGTCGGTGATCGGAGAGGATTCACCATCTTTGATACAGAAACTCTTGAACATTTTCAAATAGACAATCCATATCGATTGTTTTACAATGTATACTACGAGGATACTCCTCATCAATTGTTTGATGCAAGTGAGTATGAGAACAAAATTGTCAAGGTAATTGTTCGTAAAAAAACAAACACTAAAGACTTTGAAAAGTTTGTTGATAAACTCTATTCCTCAGGAGTAGCAGAATTAAAGATTGTTGAAAACTTTAATTTTGGTGGATGGTACGGGGAAGAAGAGTTTGCTCCTCTTGAATCTGAAGATACCATTTCTATATTAAACAGATACATTGAAGAAGCAGAAATTAATCTTGATAAATCTATAGTGCAAAAAATCATGCAAGAAGTTTATCAAGAGGCATGTGAGTTAGTATAATGTATATTCTAACTGTAGATGAAAAAGGAGTCTATTCTGTGCAGAATGAAGATGGTAATCAAGTCTTGTATATCTTTGAAGAAGAAGATGATGCAACTAGATATGCCATGATGTTAGAGGAGGAAGAAGATTCTCCTGAAATGACTATCACTGAAGTTGAAGACGAAGCTATGGTAGCAGTCTGTGAATCTCAAGGATACGAATATACTATCATAACAAAAAACGATATTGTGGTTCCTCCAGTAACAACTAATCATGATTTTATTTGAAAAGGTCCGTTGGAAAAACTTCCTTTCCACCGGTAATCAATATACTGAAATTAATTTCCAAAATAAACCTACAACACTAATTATAGGTTCAAACGGATCTGGTAAGAGTACAGTCCTTGATGCTCTTACTTTTTCTTTGTTTGGTAAACCATTCAGAAAAATTAATAAGCCTCAACTTATAAATGCTGTCAATGAAAAAGATTGTGTGGTTGAGGTCAAATTTTCCATCAACAATATTGATTGGAAAGTAGTTCGTGGAATCAAACCAAATTTGTTTGAGATTTATAGAAATGATGTTCTCCTAGATCAAAAGTCATCTGCTAATGACCAACAGAAGTGGTTGGAGCAGAATGTGATTAAAATGAACTATAAATCTTTTACACAGATTGTTGTCCTTGGTAGTAGCACTTTTGTGCCTTTCATGCAGTTGACTACTTCCAATCGTCGAGAAGTGATTGAAGATCTTTTAGATATCAAAATCTTCTCCTCGATGAATTCTATTATTAAAGATAAGATTCGCCAAACTAAAGATGAGGTTAAAACTCTTGATCTGAAGAAAGAGTCTTTGAGTGATAAAGTTGAAATGCAAACCAACTTTATTGAAGAGCTTGAGAACCGTGGCAAACAAAGCATCAAACAAAACGAAGACAAGATCAAAGGTCTTTTGAATGAAGAAAATAATTTGATAAATGCCTGCGAAGGAATGAATCAAGAAATGTCTTCTTTGGAGAAAAGACTTGAAACACACTCTGGAGCAACAGAAAAACTTAGTAAACTTGGTAACCTAAAAGGTAAGATTTCTAATAAGGTATCAAGAATTACTAAGGAACATAAATTTTTCACAGAGAATTCGGTCTGCCCTACCTGCACACAACCGATTGAGGAAGACTTCAGAATAAATAAAATTGATGACGCACAATCTAGAGCCAAGGAGTTGCAATCTGGTTATAAAGAACTGGAAGAGGCAATTAAAAACGAACAAGAGCGAGAGCGTCAATTTACTGTTCTATCGAAGGAGATTACTTCCCTAACACATGGCATTTCTCAAAACAATACTCGGATTTCTGGATGTCAACGACAGATCAGAGATCTGGAATCGGAAATTCAAAGAGTTACCGACAATCTTGCAAACAGAAATACTGAGCATGAGAAACTAGAAACCTTCAAGGACAATTTAAAAACTACATACGACGAACTAGCTTCAAAAAAAGACACAATTAACTACTACGATTTTTCGTATAGTCTACTTAAGGACGGTGGAGTTAAATCTAAAATCATCAAGAAGTACCTACCGCTGATAAATCAGCAAGTAAACCGTTATCTACAGATGATGGATTTTTACATAAACTTTACTCTTGATGAGGAGTTTA